CAACATTTACAGTTTCTGGAACATTGACTATTTCATAAAAATAGATATATTTTTTTATGGTGGTAAAAGAAAGAATATGAATTTAACAAATTATTATTGGTATTTTCAATCAGCAATACCTTCTCGTATTTGTGATGATATTGTGAGATATGGAAAATCATTACGAGATCAAATGGCAGTCACTGGGGGTTATGGTGATAAAAAATTAAATGCAAAACAAACAAAAGATTTAAAAAAGAAAAGAAACTCTGATATTGTTTGGATGAATGATAGGTGGATTTACAAAGAAATACAACCATATGTAAATCAAGCAAATGTTAATGCTGGGTGGAATTTTCAATGGGATTTTTCTGAATCTTGTCAATTTACAAAATATACTAAAGGTCAATTTTATGATTGGCATTGTGATAGTTGGGATCAAAAATATGTTAGAGAAAATGTTAATGACCCATCACACGGTAAAATTAGAAAACTATCCGTAACAGTTACATTGTCAGATCCAAAAGAATATAAAGGTGGTGAGTTAGAATTTGATTTTAGAAACTTAGACCCTGATAAAAAACCTAATATTAAAAAATGTAAAGAGATATTACCTAAAGGATCTTTAGTTGTTTTCCCCTCTTTTGTGTGGCACAGAATATGTCCAGTTAAAAGAGGTGAAAGAAAAAGTTTGGTAATATGGAATTTAGAATGGCCATTTAAATGAAAAAGAAAAAAATTAAACAAGATTTAGAATTTCCAAAACAATTAAATAGAGAGAATTTATTTTCTTGTCCCATATGGTATGGTGATGAACCAGGATTTGTAGATGAATTAAATAATGCATCCGATCCTTACATTGAAGCATCAAAGAAAAATTTAAAAGAATCCATAAATAAAAGAAATAAAAAGTTTGGTAACAAAGGTGATATGGGTCATGTGTTTCACTCAACATCATTGATAGGTGATCCTAAGTTTGCAAAACTACAAAACTATGTAGGTGCAACATCACATAATTTATTAGTTGAGATGGGATTTGATTTAACTAATTATACAGTATTTATTACAGAAATGTGGGTACAAGAGTTTGCTAAAAGAGGTGGAGGACATCATGCATTACATACTCATTGGAATGGGCACATCTCTGGTTTTTATTTTTTAAAAGCAAGTGAAGCTACGTCAATGCCATTGTTTGAAGATCCAAGACCAGGTAATATTATGAATCTTTTACCTGAAAAAGATAAAACAAAAGTGTCTTATGCATCTTCACAAGTTAACTATCAAGTCAAACCAGGAAAAACTATGTTCTTTCCATCTTACATGCCACATCAATATATTGTAGACATGGGATATGAACCATTTAGATTTATTCACTGGAACTGTCAGGCAATACCCAATAGTGTGTTAGGTTATGCAAAATAAAGATATGAAAAAAGCTATTATAAAAACAATGTTAGAAAGTAATACGTTAAGAAATAAACCAAATTTTATAGATAATTTTATAAAATCTAAAATGCAACTGAAAGGAAAAAATGTCATTAAAAAAATCGGCGTTCCAAAAAAATAAATACAGTGTTTTAAAAAACGCCATATCAAGAGAGATGGCAGATTTTTGTTTTGCATATTTTTTAAACAAAAGAAATGTAGCTAGATTTTTATTTGATCAAAGATACATATCACCATTTACAGAATACTTTGGTATATGGAATGATGAACAAGTGCCAAATACATATTCTCATTATGGAGATATAGTTATGGAAACTTTGTTACAAAAAGTAAAACCTGTCATGGAAAAACATACAGGATTAAAATTATCAGAGACATATTCTTACGCTAGGATATATAAAAAAGGTGATGTGTTAGCTAGACACAAAGATAGATACTCTTGTGAAATATCCACCACATTAAATCTTGGTGGTGATTCATGGCCTATATATTTAGATCCAACAGGTAACAAGGGTCAAGCAGGAATTAAGGTAGATCTTAAACCAGGTGACATGTTGATATACTCAGGGTGTGATTTAGAACATTGGCGGGAAGAATTTACCGGCGAAGATTGTGGACAAGTATTTTTACATTATAACAAAGCAAAATCAAAAACAGCAAAAGAAAACGAATATGATAAAAGACCATTTTTAGGGTTGCCTGCATGGTATAAAGGCTTTAAATTACCTAAATAATATTGTATATAATAATTTGGCGGGAGATCTCCACCACACCATCTCTCGCCTAATTATTAAGGATTTTGTATGTTACAAAAAGTAAAATTTGCACCAGGATTTAATAAACAAGTCACATCCACAGGCGGTGAGAGTCAATGGGTTGATGGAGACAATGTTCGTTTTAGATATGGCACACCTGAAAAAATAGGTGGTTGGTCACAATTAGGATCTGTTCAGATAACAGGTAGAGCCACAGCCATTCATCACTTTGTAAATACATCAGGTATCAAGTATGCTATCCTAGGAACAAACAGAATTTTATATGCATACTCTGGTGGTATATTCTATGACATACACCCGATTAAAGCGACAACATCTTTATCAAACGCTTTCAGCACAACCAATGGTTCTAAGGTTGTGACACTCACATTCTCATCTGCACACAACATAAATAAATTTGATATTATATTATTAGATACTTTTACATCTATAACGGGTTCTGATTTTGCATCCGGTGATTTTACAGATAAAAAATTCATGGTGACATCCATACCAACAGACACCACTCTTACAATAGAAATGGAAGAGAATGAATCTGGATCTGGTGCGTCCACATCTGGTGGCATAAGGGTGCAACATTATTATCCTGTTGGACCTGCAGCGGAGGTGGCATCTACAGGTTGGGGATTAGGATCATGGGGTGGACAACAAGCGGGTCAATTTACATCCACACTATCGTCATCAATAAACGCTAGTGTTACAAGTTTAACAATGGCCAGCTCTTCTTCATTTCCATCATCAGGAACTGTTTTAATAAATAGTGAATTAATAACTTACACAGGTAATGACAATAGCGGAACACTATCCGGTTTAACAAGAGGAGCATCTGGCACAACAGCGGCGACACACTCATCGGGTGCAACAGTGACAGACGCATCAAATTTTTTTGCATGGAACGCTGCAGCATCAGGAGATATTATAACAGCACCTGGACTGTGGTCATTAGATAATCTAGGTAATAAACTTATCGCAACCATAAATGGCGGTGAGAGTTTTGAGTGGGATTCAAATCCACTTGGTGCTAACAACACCAGAGCAACTATTATAACAGGGGCACCAACAGCCTCTGCATTTAGTTTGGTATCTACACCAGACCGTCACTTAATATTTTTTGGCACAGAGACAACCATTGGAACTAAATCAACACAGGATCCAATGTTTATAAGATTCTCAGATCAAGAGGACATAAATACCTACACTCCATCAGCAACAAATACTGCTGGTACTCAAAGGTTAGCAGATGGTTCTAAACTAGTTGGTGCGATCAGAGGTCGTGATGCGATCTATATATGGACGGATACTGCATTATTTATTATGCGTTTTGTTGGTCCACCATTTACATTTTCATTTCAACAGGTTGGTACAAACTGTGGATTGATTGGACAGAACGCAGCTGTTGAGGTTGATGGTACAGCTTATTGGATGTCAGAAAATGGTTTTTTTAGATATACAGGTAAATTAGAATCATTACCGTGTTTGGTTGAGGATCATGTCTTTGATGATATTAACACCATACCTAAACAACATATCAATGCTGGATTAAATAACCTATTTGGTGAGGTCATGTGGTTTTATCCAAATTCTGGTTCAGGTGTTGTAAATAGAATGGTTGCATATAATTATCTAGACTCAAGTCCCGAGCGACCAGTGTGGACCACAGGCACATTAGCAAGGACGGCATGGGAGGACTCTGCTATATTTGGTAAACCGCATGCAACAGAATATGACTCAAGTGCAGAAACAGCAGATACAGATGTTAATTATGTTCACGGTAATACAGATGGTGCATCAACTTATTACGAGCATGAGACTGGTTTGAATCAAGTTAAATTAGGTCAGACAACTGCCATCGCAGCAAATATACAATCTGGTAGTTTTGATATTGGTTCACAAGGGTTAAATGGCGATGGTGAGTTCATGATGAAAATAAGAAGGGTGATACCAGACTTTCTATCACAGACTGGTAATGCAAGGGTAACATTAAATTTACGAGATTTTCCAAATGATACAGCGGCTAGTTCTACATTAGGACCGTTTACAATATCTAGTGGAACACAAAAGATTGACACAAGAGCTAGAGCCAGAGAGATATCTCTAAAGGTAGAGAACACTAGCACTAGTCAGTTTTGGAAATTAGGAACATTTAGAATAGACTATCAACCAGACGGTAGAAGATAATGCCACTAAATACAAAGGGTAAAAAAATAATGAAGTCTATGAAAAAACAATATGGTAAGAAAAAAGGTGAGCAGGTTTTTTATGCATCACTAAATAAGAAAAAAATTAAAGGAGTTAAAAAACGTGGCTAGAATAGTACAAGCATTAACACAACCAGCGGAAGATTATGATCAACAGATACAACAATCGTTTGTTAGAGATGTAGATAGTATTGTGCAAAAATTAAACACAACGTATCAACAAGATTTAAAAGACGAGGCAGAGGCGGAGGCTTTTTTCTTTGGCTAATTCATTTGTAAATAAAAAAGTAGATCTAACAACCACATCAGCTACAACACTATACACAGTGCCAACGGCAACTACCGCTATCATAAAATCTATATTGGTATCAGAGGACTCTGGAAATGCAGATACAATCACGGTGACTATTACTGATACTAGTGATAACGTATTTAGCTTATTCAAGACAAAGTCCATATCAGCAAATGGCACAACAGAATTGTTATCAGCACCTTTGGTATTACAAGAAAGTGAAATAATAAAAGTGACTGCAGCTACAGCAAATAG